CATCAACTTTAGATAATGACTGGCTCAAAATACTTTCTAATAATAATAGCGGTACTGTTTGCGTCATTCAAAACGATCAAGGCACAACCACAAGCTGTTGATATTGGCTCTGTAGAAGAAGTTTCTGGAAACGCACAGGTAGAACGAGATAAGGCTTACGAGGTCATAACTGACTTTGGCATACAGTCATACGATAAAGCACAGACAGAAGCAGGTAGAATGGGTATTCGTTTCGTTGACGATACCACGATAAAAATAACAGAACATTCAGAAGTCATCATTGATGAATTTGTTTTTGACCCAAATCCAGACAACTCTAAATTAGCTTTAAACTTCGTAAAAGGCACAGCAAGATTCACAACAGGTTTGTTAGGCTCTGTACCTAAAAAGAATATGGTTTTAAGGACTAATAGTGCCACTGTGGGTATCAGAGGCACAGACTTTACTGTCACAGTTGAAGCCGATACAGGTGAAAGCCTTTTCATTCTTTTACCGAACCCTGACGGATCTCCTTCTGGAGAAATCGTTGTAACTACAGCTTTAGGTGAAGTTGTTTTGAATCAAGCATATCAGGCAACCACAACAACAACATTTGAAAGCCCTCCAACTGAGCCTGTTATTTTAGATCTTTCTTTGGACTTTATAGACAATATGCTTATTGTGTCGCCACCGAAAAAGGTGGAAGAAGAAGAGGAACAAGCATCAAAATCCCAAGATAGTGTCTTAGACTTTGACGAATTAGAATACGATGCACTTGCAGAAGATGAGCTTGAAGAAGAAGAACTGGAGTTTACTGAACTAGATTACGATGCTCTAAATGTAAATTTTCTTGAGGATTTGTTGGATATCATTAACGAGTTAGATGCCATTGAAGAAGAAGATGAAATAAGACAAGTCGCAACAGCCATAGACATAAAAGGCACAACAGTTGGACAAGACAGTAATACCCAAATAACAACAGTTGTATCTGGTCAATCTATCAGTATGAAAAGAGAAGTTAGCTCAAATGCCAACATAACTATTGATGGTAACAATTCTTATACTGTTATTTTGGAACAAGATGGGGTAGCCAATCAGGTTAAGGTAAATGGTGGAAGTGCGTCCACGATTGTCATAAGACAAGGAAGTGGCTAGAATGATGAGCCATGAGCAAGATTTTTCTTGGCATTATCTTAGTCCTGGTATCTATCATGGGTATTCTTTATTGGCAGAATCAGCGACTCAGCTCTTTGAATCAAGCATATGAACTTCGCAATCAAGAGCAAATAGCAGCAATAGAAACTTTACAATCTGATTTTAAAATGCAGACCGAAGGTCTATTGGATCTACAAGCAAAAAACCAAGAAATAGAAGCTGAAATGAATAGATACCTAGATATCTTTAAAAGACATAATCTGAGTAAATTAGCAGCAGCTAAACCAGGATTAATCCAAAACCGAGTAAACGATGCCACAAAAGAAGTATTCAACAGCATTGAACAAGATAGTCGTAACATTGACAGTCTTGACGATGGCTTACAGTTGCAGTCTGATTCCTAAACAAGTTGATGTGATTTCTAAGCCTGTAGAAAGGCAAATCGCACAACCTATCTTGCCAAGAGGTATAGATTTAAAAGATCCCTTTTGGTATGTGGTTTCAGAGAAAAACTTAGATAGCTTTATAGAAACAGTAAAGCGTGAGGAAGGCAGAGTTGTATTCGTGGCAATGTCTATACCAGATTACGAGCTGATGGCTTACAATATGCAAGAATTGAAAAGATATATCAGGGAACTAAAGGAGGTTGTTGTCTATTACAGAATGGTAACAAGCGGAGATAAGAATGAGCAATAAACCATATTATTACAATTGTCGTTTAGTCAAAGTTATTGATGGCGACACTATAGATGTGGACATTGATTTAGGTTTTGAAGTTGTCTTATCAAAGCAAAGAGTCAGATTAGCAGGCATAGACACACCAGAAAGTAGAACAAGGAATCTCGCAGAAAAGGCTCTTGGTCTAAAAGCAAAAGACAGATTGATAGAGTTATGCGGAGATAAATTACAATTATTATCATTAGGAAGTGGAAAATATGGACGGATTTTGGGAATCCCTCACACAGAAGAGGGAAAAGATATTTGCGAACTTCTCAAAAAAGAAGGACACGCAGTTGAATATTGGGGTGGAACAAAAAAAGCAAAAGTCCGAGAGGACGGAACATGGGGAGAGTAATATGAAGATCTCTAAAGAGGGTATTGCCCTTATAAAAAAATTTGAAGGTTGTGAACTAGAATCCTATCAAGATAGCGTAGGAGTCTGGACGATTGGCTATGGACACACAAAAGGTGTCGCAAAAGGCTTGAAAATTACACAAGAAGAAGCAGAAGCCATGCTTGATACAGAATTAGAAGAGTATGAAGAGTATGTAGAAACTTTGGTAAAAGTTGGTTTGTCACAATGTCAATTTGATGCATTAGTGGCTTGGACTTATAACTTAGGACCTACTAACCTTAAAAACTCAACTATGTTGACTGTCTTAAATCAGGCTAGGTACGAAGATGTGCCATCTGAAATGAAACGATGGAACAAAGCAGGTGGAGAAGTTCTGCAAGGCTTAGTGCGAAGAAGAGAAGCAGAGGCTCTATTATTTGAAGGCAAGGAGTGGTTTCATGTGTAAAAGAGGTATATATGTTTTTTCCATTAGATGAAACCGATAAGAAATTTGAAGATGGACTGTTTTACTTAAGTGAATCGGAACATATGTTGATAAAAAAGGCTTTGAATTTTTACTTAAAAGAAAAACAATATAAAAACAATCAGGAGTGGAATGACATTTTAAATCTTTATGGAGATCTGAAAACATCAGATGCTAGTAAAGAAATAGATAAAGAGTGGCTCTAAGTAAGACACAAAATAGAAGATTAGGAGCATTGCTATCGGTCATGTTCGCAGAGGAGCTGACCGAAGATGATTTGAAAGATGTTTTGAAAGATAACTTTGTGCAAGAAAAAGAAGGGCAGTTCAAGATTACCCAGAAAGGTTTAGACGAAAAGAACAGGCTATGCACATTGGCAGGTCTTAATATCAAATATCAAAGCGAAGCAAAATGAAAAAGGGCGGTATTGCTACCGCCCTAAAATCAGGATAAATATGAAAAAAATTTTATTATTTTTCAGTGAAATTATACACTTTTGGAGATTTTTATCCTAATTAAAATCAAGCCTAGACTTCTGATAAGTAATAGTTGTTTTACCATCTTTCTCAGAAACTATCTTGCCATTCATGTAATAAGTGTGAGAACCATTTTTATCCCAAAGTAATTGATAGATTTCTCTGCCATCTCTTTCTTTCTGGATCTCCTCTTTTCTTTGTTGAACTAAATCTCTGTATTGAGTCATACTCCTAATCTCCCCTGTAAATCTTCATCTCTTCTAATCTGGATCTCTTCATGTAAAAGATCCATAATTAATGAATGAATGTTTTCTTTGCCTTCATAGTCTTTGAGCATCTCGTAAAGATCTAAATAGGCATCTACTAACCTATCTAAAGTTTCTTTATCAACGCTGTTATGAAGTTCCCTTGTGAATGCTAGTAAAGTTTCCATTACACCCTCTCTATTCTTCCGTTGGGGTATTTTAGAGCCATACTGTAAAGTTTCCAATCTTCTTCTGACATTATTTCAGGCAGATCCTTAATAGGTGTCTCGTAAGTAATATTATATTTAGCGTCTAATTTTCCTATGATAGCTGACCAATATTTCATTGTATTGATCCCTCCTGCTTATTCCAAAGCTCGTAATAAGTGTCTATTCTATGCTCTGCTTCCCAGTAAAGATCTCTTTCTATACCAAGACCAAATTGTAGTTGGACAGACTCTAATTCTTTAAGGCTTACTGTGCCTAATTCTGGAAAGCCAAAACCTAAATCGCATAATCCCCAAAGTGTATCTTGATCGTCATGCATTTCAGTTATAAGCCAAGTTCCAGATCCTACAGGATTGAACAGTTTTAAAACAGGATAACAATTATCCTTTCCTTGATTAGCTAAAAGTTTTTCTTTTATCTCTTTGGTTATTAATTTCATTACTTACTCCTGCCTTTTGCTTGTATTGGTCTATTAATAAAACCAAAGTATTCATCGTCATCACTTGGGGTACAAAAAGCCATGAACTGTAAGTAGCCATCTTCTTCTGTAGCGTCTGACATTCTTTGACCATAATTACCCCAAACTTTGAAACCTCTGTTGTCTTGGAAAAGACATTTTTCAGTTCCACCAAAATCGTTTTCAACCCATTTAGTACCTAAAACATAACCAGAAAAAAGAATTCTTTCTCCGTCTGTAGAAGGAACTTTAGAGTAAAAAATATCTTTGATATCGGCAAAAGCGATAGCTTGGATTTCTTGAACTGAATTTTGAATTCTAGTTTCTTCTTGTCTGGCTTCCCATGCTTCCTTATCAAAATATTCCGTGCCTGCAGTACCCCATTCATTAGTATCATCGGTAATAGATCCAATAACTAATTCGTAACAAGAGTCTTTGCAATAATCTTTAGCTTTTTTGATGGCTTCTTCTTTATCAGTTGAAAGATTAACCACATGGGAAGTAGCTTGATAAGGTGTAGGAGTGTCACCATATGAGCTGACCTTCCATTCTAAATATCTAAGAGTGTAAAGAACATCACCCTTACCTGTAGAAATATAATAAGAAGGCTTGGGTAAATTAGCCCATGCCTCCTTAGTTAGTTCATAGTTCGTGTTCATTACTTACTCTCCGCAACAAGCTCATCTACATATTTTTTTGCCTGTTCTAAATTAGATATAGGTCTAAAGAGAGTACGATAATTAGTGCCATTTGCATCATAGATTGTAAAAGCATAATCGTGACCATCTTTAAAATTTCTGGTTAAAGTGTAGTTTTTATAATTTATTTTCATTTTATCTCCAATGTGTTAATTAATAATAAGATTATATACACATTTATACCAAAATGGAATACTTATTTTATAAATAATAAAAGTTTTTTTAACTTACTCTTTCTTGATATTCTTGTTTTGTAATCAACCCAGAATCAAGTAACTTTTTCAAATGCTCACCTGAACTTTTATATATTTCTTCTTGCTCTTG